ATGATGCCAAAGATAGACAAGCTAAAAATCCTGGCCGACTACTTCGATGTCTCAATCACATATTTTCTTGAAGAATAATCGAAAGTATGTTCGATTGGCACCTCGATTGTACCGCTTCTAGGGCGATATGTCAACAGGGGTGAAGTGGAAGGAAATGGAAAAATATGGAAGGAGGGTATACAAGTTGGAAAGAAAAAAAATCCGAATAAACATATTAATTTCATTAATTACGCTAATATGCCTATTCGGATCACAAGAGGTAGTGGGCGGAGTGCTATCTAAATATGAAAAGAGTTGTTTATTTATGCTTATATGGTTATGCATTAATCAGATTTTTAAGGACTAAATTGATAAGTTCTTTAATTTCATCGCTATATAAACCTAAAAGATAAACTGCAATCCAGCATAAGATATTCAGAACAGTTGAAGACGAATTTTTGTGTGATATACCAACCCATGACAAAACTGTTCCTGGTAAGGAGATAAGTGTTTTGAGAGACTGAATGGGATTAAACGCTGATTTCAGTTCTTCCATAGCATAGTTGCTATTCATGGCTAATTCATTGTATAGCTTTATAGCAGTTAAGTAGTTTTGCATATCGCTGGCTCCATATTCCAAGGCCCCAGTATAGTAACCGGAATGTTTGTAAATTATTGGGAATTTAGTCAGAGCATTAGAAAGACATTTTTCGTAATTGTCTTTTTTGAGCAGTCCAGGACCACTAACGATATAGCCAGAACCTTTTATATCAGCAGAGTCGATGTATTCGCTTAGAACTTGTAAGGCTCCATTAATTTCTCTCAACTTTATTACGGCTGTGAAGATTGAACAAATATAAATAGCTAACCACAGCAAAAGCAAAAGGACAAGCATTCGATTTCTCCTTTCTTAAGTACTCGGCCCGGCATGACCTGTAAGTACATTATAGTTGGTAGAATTCGGAAAATCAATCATAAGGAGAGTGATCCGCATTAAAACGACATGCTATACCTGCCGATACCGTAACCGCTGCATAGAGCAGAGCCGCCGGTACCCGTGTAGGGATTATAAAGAGAGGAGTGAGGCAGTTGCCAAAAGTAGGACTAATAGATCTGGAAAAACGTCGTCGGGCCGTCCTGGCCTGTATTGCAAGTAAGAAAGCATTAAACGGTTGGGACGATAAAAAATTAGCTGTAAAAGCCCATATATCCGCCCCTACACTGGACCGACGAATGAAGACACCGGAGGATTTTACCCTGAAAGAACTTTGGGGCATGGGCTTAACGGTCTATGTCTACGATGGACAATCTGTTTTACCTTCGGAAGAGGGGATAGTGGAGTTAAGGGGGTGATACAGAATGCAGAAGTACATTGACAACCTCGACGACTTCGAGGACGACAGCCGGCCGCCGATTATAGACTGGGAATGGCTGGTACCGCGGATTATTGCGGTGGGAGGCATTGTGTTGACATTGATATTGTGTGCGTCGCTGGAGGCACTGTGAGAGGAGGTGAAGAAGGTGAATAAGAAGAAGGAAGAGTTGGAGGCGATCGCGGATCTGCTCCATGAGTGGTGCGTTGAGTATAACGAACCATATGTTTACTCATTTGCGTTCAATGAATTACAGAATAACCTTGTCAATGCTGGCATTGACCCAACTCGGCCCGATTATTGGGAGACGAGTGTTCGCAAAAAATACGAAACCCCAGGAGCTGCAACTCCCAGGGAATCAAAGTAACTACTAATTATTTAACACCCTCATTATAACAGAGGGAGAACCGGAGTGCAAGATGTTATCAAAAAGAGATGTGTCAGTATATGTGGAGCATATGCAGGAACAGGCAGAGAAAAATGTTAAAGAAGAGTACAATGCTGCTCGTTCCGTTGTAGAAAATCGGATTCTGGATGAGAGAAGATGCAGCGTTTGGTAAATCAGTTAATAAAAGAAAACGAGGAGCTTAATGCAGTATTAAAAAATGCTTCGGAACTTATTTATCAGACGCTTGGATACGACAGCATGACACGAAAACTATCTGATATTGAATGTGTGGAAAAAGTAATTAAGAAGTATCTGGAGTATGATTCCACCGAACTTGTACGGATGAAAAAGAAGTTCGAAGAGACCCTTCGCAATGTCCGCGCAAATTATGCGACAGTGGCCGCGGAAGTCAAAAACAAAACCAGTGCAAAGCGAGCTGTGGAATACCTTAAAGAACTTGGTTTTGATGTTTCCGCGCTGGAGCAGATGCAGAATACCGAAATAATGGTGCAGTTAGACAAGCGCTATTTGTTTGTGGGTGGAAAACCGGGGCTGTATACTGCTGATAAACCGAGAAGTTATGGCCCGATTAGCCCGGACGATGTAGATCTGTAGGAGGCTGCCATGAAAAAGAAGAAACATTATCACAGACTATGGATATGTTTGAGAGAGCAGCTGACAGATCAGGAAAACAGCAAAGGCGGCGAAATATATTCGTCCAAGTCCGATGTGCTGCATGAGGTTCTGACATTGATGGCAAAAATGGAGGCTGCGCAATTTTTGGAGGATTGAACGATGGTAAAAGCAAAAGATTTAAAAGTTGGACAGGTTGTCCGGTTGGAATGCGGAGATGCCGGAAACTGGGGAAACTTCGAAGTTGATAAGATTACTGCCCTGGAGGATTCCGTGGAAGTGCTCTGCCATTATGGAGTGATACATATGGAGTTTTCATGGGAAACGGATAAGATGCTGGAGGTGATTGGATGAATGTTTACGAAAAACTCCAACATGTCCAGGAAGCGTTGAAAGCCCCGAAAAATCAGTACAATAAGTTTGGCGATTATCACTATCGAAACTGCGAGGACATACAGGAAGCGGCCAAACCCCTTCTGAAAGAAGTAAAGGCAGCACTGGTAGTGGGGGACGAGTTGGTCCTGATCGGGGATCGATATTACATTAAAGCCACTGCACGCTTTATTGACTGCGAATCTACTGATAAGGTAGAAAATACGGCTTACGCCAGAGAATCACTGGACAAGAAAGGCATGGACGCCTCCCAGGTAACAGGTAGCACCAGCAGTTATGCGAGAAAGTACGCCCTCAATGGTCTGTTCTGCATTGATGATGTGAAAGACGCGGATAACCAGGACAACACCGGAAAAACTCCTTCAAAGCAGGGAAAAACGGCGGGAGCTTCCGGAAACGGAAAATCAGACAAGGTCACCAAGGCGATGATTGAGTCCGTAAAATCACTGATCGAGAAGCATAGCAGCAAGGGGCTTAAGATGGAAAAGATTCTTGCCATGTATAAGATCAAGGATATATCAGATATGACAACAGATCAATACCGGGATTGCATGGACAAGCTTAAGCTATATGAGAAAAAGGAGGAACAAGAACATGAATAGCGTACAGCTGGTAGGCAGGCTGACACGGGATCCGGATGTTAGATATACGGATAATGGGAAAACCATTGCCAGATTTACCCTGGCGGTGGACCGCCGGTATAAAAAGGATGGTGGAGATGATGCAGATTTTATATCCTGTATTGCCTTCGGCCCTACTGCTGAATTTATCGAAAAATGGTTCATGAAAGGTCAACGCCTGGGGTTGAATGGAAGAATACAGACTGGATCATATGTCAATCAAGAGGGGACAAAAGTCTACACTACGGATGTTGTGGTCGAAAATGTAGAGTTCGTCGAAAGCAAAGGGACGTCTTCAAATGGTGGAGAACAACCGCAACGACCAACTTCTTCCAGCGCCATTGGAGATGGATTCATGAACATACCAGATGGCGTAGAAGACGACGGTCTGCCATTTAACTAGAGGTGATTGCTTGAATATACAGATCGACAGTCGAGAGAAAGCCCGGGCTATCCGTGAGATCGTGGCGGAGTTCGACCGGCGCGGAGTGGATCATTTTGTGTCAAAACTGTATGTCGGAGATTATATGAATTACGATAATCCCCGTCTGATAATAGATAGAAAACAGAACCTAACAGAATTATGCAGCAATGTCTGTCAAGATCATAACCGATTCCGAGAAGAGATGCTGAAGGCACGGGATCACGGGATCAGAATGATTATACTGTGTGAGCATGGGGACGGAATCGAGTGTCTGGAGGACGTCATCTGGTGGGACAACCCGCGCCGGCATAAACGGATTAAGAATCCAGAGACAGGCCGGTGGGAAGAACGGGAAACAAAAGCAACTACTGGGGATAAGCTGTATAAGATCCTCTCGACCTTTCAGCGAAAATACGGCTGCCGGTTCCTGTTCTGCAGCAAAGAGGAGACAGGAAGACGGATTATAGAGCTACTGGGAGGTGACCTGGGTGACGGTGGAAGAGATTAAAGCAACTTACAGTATGAGACACATCGTGGAACGGTACGGCTTCCACCCAACGCGGGCGGGGTTCATTCCCTGCCCCTTCCAT